TCAGAGGCAAAGAAAGATATTATCCTTGTGAAAATTTAGCAATTACATCACATCAACATTTTATTCTTAATCCAGAAGATTATGTAAAAGCAGATAATCTTGGTGAAATAACTGCGATTATTCATAGCCATCCCGTATCTACTCCAGAGCCAAGTCAAGCAGATAAAGTTAGTTGTGAGCAGAGTAAATTACCGTGGTATATTGTCAATCCAACAACAGAACAATGGGCTTATGTAGAGCCAACAGGATATGAAGCACCTTTATTGGGTAGGCAATGGGTTTGGGGTGTTACTGATTGTTGGAGTTTAGTTGTTGATTACTACAAAAAAGAAAAAGGAATTATTTTAAAAGATTATGAAAGAACAATGACCGCAGATGAATTTTTATTTGATCCATTATTTGAAAGTTACGCATGGCGAACAGGTTTTAGAGAACTCAGATCAGACGAATCATTGAAAGAGGGAGATGTATTGTTGATGTCTATTATGTATCCAACTTTAAATCATGTGGCAATTTTCTTAGGAGATATGGTTTTACATCATTTAGCAGATAGACTATCTTGTAGAGAGCCTTACTCTGAATGGTTGTTAAAATGTACTGGTAAGAGGTATCGCTATGCTCAAGAAAGTTAAACTTTATGGAGAACTAGCTGACTTTGTAGGTCATAAAGAATTAGATGCTGTTGTAAATTCCACTGCTGATGCTGTTAGGTTTTTAATAAGTAACTTTGATGGATTACAGGCATATATGAATCAGAGATACTATAAAGTTATGGTTGATAATTATGAAATAGGCGAAGAAGATATACATAATCCAATAGGACAATCAGATATAAGTATTGTTCCTGTAATTAGTGGATCAGGTGGAGTGGGAAAAGCACTATTAGGTGTTTCATTAATAGGATTATCATTAGTAACTGGTGGTGGTTTTGCAGCTTTAAAAGCTGGTGGCCTTACAAATGTTTTTTCTTCTATTGGCCTTAATTTGGGAGTAGGTTTAACTTTGATGGGTGTTAGCGAAATTTTATTTCCTTTACCTAAACCACCTCAATTTCAAAATGAAGAAGATCCACGAATATCATTTAGTTTTTCTGGAGTGCAAAATACAAGCAGAGCAGGAACTACTATACCTTTAGTTTATGGTGAAATTGTAACTGGATCGGTTGTAATTTCAGCAGGAATTGACACTAATGATGTTACTGCAAGTGATTAACAATGAGTAAAATAATTAGAGGTTCAAAAGGACCACCAGAACCTAGACAACCCGTAAGAGCAGAAGATACTTTAAATAGTAAAGAATTTGCTACTGTTCAAGATTTATTATCTGAGGGTGAGATTGAAGGGTGGGCTACTCCTTCTAAAAAAGGTATTGCAAGAAATAATGCTAATTACAATAATGCCTGTTTAGCAGATATATTTTTAAATAATACTCCTATTATTAGTGTAGATACAACTTTATCTAATTCTGCTTTTGCTACGAAAATAAGTAATTTAGAAGATGGTGATTTTAATTTTCAAGACGTAACATTTACACCTCGTTTTGGTACGGCTAGTCAATCACACGTTCCTGGGTTTAAAAAAACTGCTACATCTATACTTTCTCAAAGTGTTGCTGTTTCTAAAGGTTCACCTTTTACGAGTCAAAATATTACCACTGGTAAAGATGCAGTTGAGGTAACAATTACCTTTAACACTCTTCAAAAGTTTGAAACTAATGGAGATATTTTAGGTACATCAGTTAAGTACTTAATTAAAAGACAAATAAATGGTGGTAATTTTGAAACCAGAGTTGAAGAAACTATTACAGGTAGAACAGTTGATCCTTACTCAAGAGAATTTAGAATAGATTTAACATCTGGATATACTCAAGCAGCAATAAGGGTAGAAAGAGAAACAGATAATTCTACGGATCTAACAGTTGTCAGTGATACTTTTCAAGTTACTAGAGTTGAAGAAATAGTTGACGAGCAAAGAGATTATCCTAACTCTGCATATTCAACATTAAGATTAAGTTCTGAACAATTTAGTTCTGTACCTCAAAGGTCTTTTCGTATTCGTGGTATAAAAGTAAGGATTCCAGGTGCAGGTGCTAATAGTACAGGTACTCCAACTGTTGATAGTGTTACAGGCAGAATAATATATCCACCCAATTATATATTTAATGGAACAATGGGTGCTGCCGTTTGGTGTTCATGTCCTGCCATGATATTGCTAGATGTTTTAACTACCCAAAGGTATGGTTTAGGAGATCATATTAGTGATAGCGATTTAGATTTATTTAGTTTTGTACAAGCATCTAAATATGCGAATACTCTTATAACTGATAACAATGTTACTGAGCCCAGATTTAGTTGTAATGTCAACATACAAGGGTCAACAGAGGCTTTTACATTAATTAACGAATTAGCTGGAATTATGAGAGCCTTTCCTATTTGGGAGTCTGGGTCAATCACAATTTCACAAGACGCTCCAACAGACCCAAGTTTTTTATTTAGTCTGTCCAACGTAACTGAAGCTGGATTTTCGTACTCTGGAAGCAGTTTAAAACAACGACATTCGATTGTTGCTGTTAGCTATTTTAATATGGATAGTAAAGAAATAGATTATGAAGTATATGGTGATGATCCAAATGATCCTATTCAAGTTGCAAGAGTAAACAAATTAGGTGTCGTAAAAAAGACAGTAAAAGCTTTTGGTTGTACATCAAGAACACAAGCAAGAAGATTAGCAAAAGCAATCGTTTTTTCTGAAGAACAAGAATCTGAAGTAGTTAGTTTTACAACATCAATAGATGCAGGTGCATTAATAAGACCAGGAAATGTTATATCTATAAATGATCCAGTAAGAGCTTCTTTCAGAAGATCAGGCAGACTAAAGTCGATAAATAATGCCAAAACACAAATTACTGTTGATAATAACCAAGATTTAAGTAATGTAACAGGAACAGATCAAACACTAAGTTTACTTTTACCTAGTGGTTCTGTGGAACCACAAAATATTAGTAGCATTAGTGGATCGGTTATAACTGTCTCTTCTCCATTTACTGAAACGCCAAATGAAAACACATTATGGTTAATTTCTAGCTCAACATTAGAACCACAAACATTTAGAGTAATAACAGTAGAGGAGCAAGATGGTATAAATTATGCAATTACAGCTTTGACTTATGTTCCTGGCAAATATGCAAACATAGAGACAAACGATGCTTTACCAGAAAGAAATATCTCTTTATTAAATGAACCTAAAAATCCTCCAAGTGGTTTAACTGCTCAAGAAAGAACTATTGTTATAAATAACGTAGCTACAACAAAAATAATATTATCTTGGCAAGTAGTAACAGGTGTTTCACAATATTTAGTTCAGTTTCGTTATAACGGAGCAAACTGGACAAGTGTTAATGTTTTTAGACCTGATTTTGAAATATTTGATAGTGCTGCTGGTGATTATGAATTTAGAGTTTATTCGTATAACGCTGCCTTAAAATTATCAACAACTCCGTCTACTCTTAGTTTTGTTGCAGTAGGTAAAACTGCAAGACCTGGTCCTGTTCAAAATTTATCTTTAGAACCTTTAACTAATAAATTAGTAAGATTAAGATGGGATCTTGCGACAGATGCAGATGTAATACATGGTGGGAGAGTTTATGTTAGACATAGTAATAAGACAGATGGAACGGGCACATTTCAAAACTCAGTTGATTTAGTACCTGCTTTGGCTGGAAACTCAACAATGGCAGATGTGCCATCTTTAGAAGGTGAGTACATTTTAAAATTTCAAGATGATGGAGCAAGATTCTCTGTAGATGAAACAAGTATAATTTTAGATGAACCTGATTTAATTGATAGTCAACAAGTAATTGGAGACAGAGAAGATACAGATAATCCTGAATTTGGAGGTACACTTAATAATCTATCTGTTGTTGCCGATGCTTTACAACTAACTAATCCAGCGACAAACCTTGTAGGTACTTATGATTTTGCAACAATTATGGATCTAGAAGGTGTATTTTCTGTTAATTTAAAAAGATTAATACAGAGTATTGGATTCGCTGAAGGTGGTCAAACAATTACAGCAGCATATACTCAATCTGGAACAACAATAACAATTACTTCTAATGCTCATGGCAGATCTCAAGGTGACTATGTAAACTTTGTAGCTGTAGCTGGAGGTGGTGCTAGTGGTGTTTATCAAATAAAAAATGGCTCAGTTACAACAAATACCTTTCAAATTACATCTACAGCATCAGCAACTATATCTTCTTCAGCCTGTACTTTTGCTTTTGTAAACACTATAGATCAATTAATACCAGCAGGGACTTTTTGGAACGATTATGCCACTGATGGAAACTTTGACGGTCCACAGGTTGATGATGTAAGTGCATTAATGACAGTGAGAACAACATCGACACCACCGAGCAACGGATCTTCTTATCAATTATCTGATTTTAGTGCAAAACCTTTTAATACGTTTGCAAATGGAACATTTAAAGGTAGAGGTTTTCAATTTAGATTAAAGTTAGAATCAGAATCACTTGCACATAATATTTCAGTACAACAACTTGGAATATTTGCTTCTTTTGAATCAAGAACCGAAAGAAGTTATGTAACTGGAAATACTACATCTATTGCACCTTTAACATCTAGCACTTCTGCATCAGGATTAAATGTAACTTTTGGCAAACCATTTTTCGTAGGAACTTCTACAACACAAGGCGGTGCAAATGCTTTCCCACCGTCTGTTGGAATAACAATAATAGGAGCTAGTGGAGGAGATTATTTTATTTTATCAAATATAACTGGCACAGGATTTAATATTAAAATATTAGATAGTTCTAATAATCCTGTAAATCCGCCTAAACAATTTACATTCCAAGCTGTCGGGTATGGCAAAGGGGTGTAATATGGAGAAAAAGATTACTTAAATGACACAAGTTGGTAATAAAAATATAGATAATGCCTCTGGTCAACAGGTTAGAGAGGATATTGAAGAAACTTTTAAAGCTGTAGCAACGAATAATTTTGGTCAAAGAAATGGTGCAGGTACGATTTTGCCTTGTGAATTTTTAGCTGATGAAACAACTAATAGATTACTGATTAGAAGTTCATCTGGTGGCGACCAAGCAAACCCAAATCCTTCAAGTGGTACTGGTGCTACATTTTTCCCTGTAGGTAATTTAGATGAAGATAATTTAGGTTTACTACCAAAAACAGGTGGTACAATGTCAGGTGCTTTAACTTTAAGTGCTGGTGCAGTTGGCAGTCCTTCATTAACAGTAGGAGATTCAACTACAGGTTTATATAAGAGAAATTCAGATCAATTAGGAATTACAATAGCTGGCACACAAACAGCATTTTTTGATGCAGATGGTTTAAGTATTTTAGGTCAAGATGATTTACGTTTGTATAGAAATAGTAATGATCGTTATGTAGCAATACAAGCAAATAACAGCACTTCAAATAACTACACATTAACTTTACCAACTACTGCTGGGAGTGATACACAAGTTTTGAGTACAAATGGATCTGGAGTTTTAAGTTGGGCAACTGCTGTACCAACAGGTGCAATATTCTGTGTAGCTATGTTAGCTGCTGCACCTACAGGTTATGTACCCTGCGATGGAGCTACTTATTCAACTGGAGGTATATATGCAGCTTTATTTGCTGCTATTCAATACACTTATGGAGGCAGTGGAAGTAGTTTTCAAGTTCCAGATTTGCGAGGAGAATTTATAAGAGGTTTAGATAATTATGGTGGAACTGCAAGTAGTAGAGGAGCAAGAGGTGTGGACAGTGGTAGAAGTAGTGTAAATGATGTTCAAGCAAGTCAAATGCAACAACATAATCATGGAGGTAATACTAACTCAGCAGGTAGTCACAGTCACACTGCTACTGTTACTGATCCAGGTCACCAGCACAGTATGAGTGTTGGTTTTTTCAACTCATTAAGCAGTGGTGGTGCGTTAGCTTTTAGAGATGCTGGAACATCAAATAGAATTAATGATGCAACTACAGGTATTAGTGTTTCAAACTCTACTCATAGCGGACACCAACACAGTATAAGTAACGCAGGTGGAACTGGTAATAGTTCTGAAAATAGACCAAGAAATATAGCTATGATGTATATAATTAAATTATAATTATGGCAATCGAACCTGGTATATACAATTTCACGCTTCAAAGAAGGTCAGATCATACAATACCGCTTATTTTTAAAGATTCTAATAATAATGCGATAAATCTTACTGGATTTACTGTAGCTGCACAGGTTTGGGAAGAGACACGCACCACAAAATATGCTGATTTTTCTGTAACTTATACAGATAGATCTGCTGGATCTGTAAGTATTACTCTTACTGACACTCAAACTGCTACGTTTACTCCTGATATTTTAAAATATGATGTGTTATTAATTAATGGTGCAGGAGCCAAAGAATATTATTTAGAGGGTACAATATTTGTAAGCGAGGGCTACACTTCAACATGAGTAATGTAAGCATTACAACTGAAAAGAACACTGTTACCGTTAATGGCGATACCAGTGTTGTCACGGTTGCAACTCAAGGTCCACAAGGCCCACAGTTTAGTACCACTGGCACAAACTTAAATGATTCCAACAAAGTCAACAATTCAGTAGTGTATTTTGATTCAACAAGTGGTACATTTAAAGCAGATCAAACTCGTACTGTCGAAAATCTTGTCGATGGAGGAAATTTTTAAATGGCAAACACCCTAAGAATTAAAAGATCTACTGGATCGTCAGCACCCACTTCACTAGCCAATGCAGAACTAGCCTTTAGTGAAGGTAATGAAACCCTATTTATAGGAAAAGGAACGGGTGGTGCTGGAGGATCAGCTACAAGTGTCATAAAAATTGGTGGTATTGGAGGATTTTTTGATAAAGATACAGTAAGAAGTGCTAATGCTGTTTTATCTGGCCCTACAACTGGAAGTGACGCTGCACCTACATTTAGAGCTTTAGTTGCTGCTGATATTCCAAGCATTGCTCATACAAAGATCAGTGATTTTGATGCAGGAGTTAGAACAAATAGATTAGATCAGATGGCTGCTCCAACTGGTGCAGTTTCATTAAACTCTCAGAAGATTACAGGATTAGCAGATCCTACTGCCGATGCTGATGCTGCAAACAAAGGTTATGTAGATGGAGTTGCTCAGGGATTAGATGTCAAAGATTCTGTGGTCGCTACAACTACTGCGAATGGAGCATTATCTACTGCATTTGCTAATGGTCAATCAATAGATGGTGTAACGCTTCAAACTGGTAATCGAATTTTAATTAAAAACCAAAATACTCCTTCACAGAATGGTATTTATAATGTAAACGCATCTGGAGCACCATCAAGGGCTACAGATATGGCTACAGGTTCTAATGCTGCTGGTGCTTTCGTTTTTGTAGAACAGGGAACAGTTAACGCAGAAAACGGATTTGTTTGTACTTCTGATACTGGATCTGCTGTCCCTGGAACGAATAACCTAACCTTTGCACAGTTCTCTGGTGCTGGTCAGATAATAGCTGGCGATGGTCTTGATAAGTCTGGTAATACTTTATCCGTTGATCTAAAAGCTAATGGTGGTCTTGTAATTGAGTCTACAGAGATTGCTGTAAAATTAGACGCTAGTTCAATCACTGGAACGCTTGCCATAGGAGATGGTGGTACAGGAGCTACAACAGCCACAGCAGCCCTTACAGCACTTGGTTTGTCTAACTACGCAAAGAC